CTGCAGCTGAGCGAAGGTGTCTCATGTGAATTGACGCACGTAACCTTCCTGTATCAACTCCAACCTGAGCCTTTGCAGCAACTACAATTTTTCTACCTTTTGCTGCAAGATGACGACCAACTAATCCCAACGGTGAGTTAAGAAGCGTGTCAAGTTCTTTTCTACGAAAGATAATCGTTGCCATTATGGAACCACCAACGTTACCTGCATGTTTGTTGTTTGAAAGCCACCTTCTGGGTTTGCAGCCTCAACGGTTGCAATAACACCCATACCAAACTCTCCTGGCTCCCATTGGTCTAACTTGTTAATGAGTTCCATAAACACCCACGTGTCAACGGCAGCAATCTCTGACGCCTCTTGAATCTTGTCTCCAGAAGGAGCCTTTCCATTTGCTCCAACTACTGGAATTGGGCGTGAGACCGAGATGCGTAAAACCGCGCTACGCGGAACGGAGCATCGTTGAGGTTGACTTGCCTCATCTCCAGGAAGGCCAAGATAGATTTGAATAAACGATACAACGAGTTGCTCGCAGTCAACTGCAGGTTCTCCCATTGTCCAAAAACGACGGGAAGGTACAGGAACGTTTAGTTCCTCAAATGTTTCAACTGTCTTTTCTAATACCTTGTCAAGAAAGGTCTTTAGGTTAAGTGCGCCTGAGTTTACTGTCGATACGTCAATTATTGTCACGGTTATTCTCCAAGATTATATGTAGGAATAACTTCCTTACCAAGACGCATAGCAAGATTGCCTGAGGCAATATAAACAGTTTCAGTTGCAGTCTCATCGAGAGGATCTGGACGTGACGCGTATAGGTCCCATGTTCCTGGGTCAACAAAACCAACGTATGCATAGGCATCATTGTATGAAACTGTAAGCGTGATTGAGTCGCGTGACTCGTTGCTTACTGTAGCAGTTCCCGTATCTGCTCCATAGGCAACGTCGTCGTAACCTTGGCGCGCGTAGGTAAATGTTGTAGCGGATGGAACATCTACAATGTAGTAGCTTCCGTTAAATGTTGAGTTGATTCCAGCTATTGTGACAAGGTCACCTTCAACAAAGCCATGAGCAGTTGAGGTAGTAATTGTGGCAATACCGTCTGTAAGCTGCTTATATGAAACGTTCTTAGTAACGTCCGTCACGATTGGATCATTTAGTTGAACCGCGCCAGGCAAAAGTTCCTTGGTCTTTGTTCCTGTGTAGTTAGCAATTTTTAATATTGGAACCCATGTATCATCACTTGCAAGGAATCCTGCGTTGATGTAGTCAAGGTTAACGTCTAATACGCCACCTTCGTTTCCGGTGATGTACATATCAAGAACGCTTTGTCCAAGTGGCAAAGGCTTTGGCACCATACGACGAGCGCGTGGTACGTCTGGACTAAATACACGTGCCTTAGCACGTGCCTTATCTGGGTTAACTGACTTAAGGAAGAGATCGACTGCATAGAGACCAGTACGCATTTCCTCAACAAAGTCTTGGTTATCTAAAATTGTGTATGAAACACCCTGGCGTGAGATGGCAGTCACACGTTGTGGCAAGTCACACTCGTCGCCGTTCCATAGTTTAATAAATTCTTTTGCAAGAATACGGGCAGCGGCTTTTCCTGATGCAGGAGGCGGAGCTCCGTATGAATATGTAATCTCGATATTGCATGGTGCCCAGGCAGTTCCAGCCTTAGCTTGAAGTGTTGAGTGATCTACGAGATAGTAGTTAGCAGGGTCAACGATCTTACCTGCTCTGTCACGAACAGAGTGAATACGAACTACAGGACGACCGCGCAATCTTAAACGCGTAGAAGGTGACATGCCGTCTGTAGTAATCTCAGCATAGTCATCAAATTCATCAAAAGGAATGTTATATACGTCTCCGCCAACAAGTTCAGGCGTGTAGTTACGTGAGGAAGCGCCAAGTCTATAGGCGCGTGAGGCGCAAACATAGCGCTCAGTCACAGTCGTGATTCCGTTAAACTTACGGCCACTCATGGCCCAAAGAAGTTGAGATGCGACCTTTACAGCGTCGTAGGCATATTCATCGTCGGCGAACTCATCGAGTTCGTCAACTGTAACCCAAAGATTTGACACTCTTTAGTCCCGTCTACTCGTCGTTATGCCAATATGAAGAGGAGCGACATGCCTGTGTAGGTGGTTACACATTGGCATGTCGCTCTCTTAGTCTATCAGGAGGTTGGATCCTCAGTTGACGCGATGATGAAGTCAGTCGCGTTATCTGCGTTGTAGTTCTCGTTACCAGGTACGTTGTAGCTGGTTGTCGAGCCCTGTGAAGCAAAGTCAGTTACCGCACGGCTGTTTGCTGTAACATCTGCTGTACCAGAATCTGCGGTAGAGCCGACTGTTCCAGATGTTGAAGTCGTGTAGGTAAACGTTGTTGTGGTTGGAACACCTGTAATTGTGTATGTTCCGTTGAGTGCAGTGGTTGTAAGATCTGCAACTACTACAGTGTCGCCTTCAGCAAAGTTGTGTGCTGCAGCAGTTGTAAGTGTAGCAGTTGAACCAGTGCGAGCAACGTTGTTAACCGCAGCTGAAAGATCTCCATGCCATGTGTAGAAGCCCTTGCGGCCAGTTGGTGCCCAGCTTGAACGTGCATATGAGTATGGACGCTCAGTTGCAATTGGGAACTCCCAGCGCTCATCAAGACCAGAGCTGAAGTTTACGTTTCCAAGGCCATAGCCTTCGAATGTTGTTGCAAGAAGTCCGTTTTCAATTACACGGTCGCCAGATTGACGCAACTTAGCATATGGGAATACCCAGTGGAAGTAAGGAAGTGTTGCTGCCTTCTTGCCATCAATGATTGCGTGTGACCAAGTTTCAATCGCAACACCGTTACCTGCTGGATCGTCGCCAGTTGCTGGAGAAGACCAACCGATTGACTTGCGGTCTGGTGATGCAAAGGTTCCGAGGTTCTTGCGGAGCAAGAGACCGCCGGAGATAAGCTGTGTTAATTCTGGATCTGGTTCGCAGATCGCAAGTTCCATTGTGATACGCTTTAGGGTATCTGGAGCTTTGTACGTTACGCAGACTGTTCCGTCAGCGCCTTTTTCTGTGATTTCATCGCCTTCTTCATACTCCGGTGTGAACGATAGACGTAGAAAGCCAGACGTAGTGTAGCTATCGCCGTCCTCGTTCAGGAGGTTGCCCGACGCATCAAGACGAGTTACTCGAATTGACACGCCTTGAATACTGGCGGCGTATTCTTGAGTTGCCATGTTGTTTCTTTTCTCCTTATTTAGAAGCGGCTAGGGTTATTCTATGCCGTTAGATCGACTCTGACTGCGAGATGAATAGTCGTATCAAAGTAGGTCGCCGCTGGGCGAATTGCCTTAATACGCATATTGTTTGCGTTCCCCGACACATCATAGCCTTGAGCTAGGTTGTCATTTACGACATCGACATCGCCAAGGAAGACCTTGACGGTACCCGTGCCGTACATCCACTTGTTTCCTGCTGACGCTGTAGCGCCAGTTTGTCCATCTGGACCGTTACCAGTGTACCCTGATCCAACGACAATCTTTGTACCGTTAATGGTCTGTAGGTGACCTTCCTCATTGTGGAAAAGCATGTAGCTTGAAGCAAGAAGGTTTGCAGCGTCTCTTGTCATATGAATGATGCCACCTTCACCGCAAGGCGAAACATCGCCCATGGTGTAGTCTAAAAGTGCTAGTGCTTTTATTACAGAAAGTGCCGTTGTTCCGTTTACAAGAGTGGCGGTTGCATCACTAAGTGCTTTATTAGCATGGGTTTCGCCCTTGCGGATGGCGCCATCCCAAAGTTCTTGCTCAATAGCCTTTTGTGTTACACCATCGAGTTGACGCTTGACGCGTGCAATGTAGTCAAATTCTGCCATACCAAGGCCAGAACGGTAGTCTTCAGCCTCGATGAAAAATGGTTTAATCTCGTCATAACGAGTTGGAGTTGCGTTGCTTGCAACTGTGTCAGACGTACTATCTGTATCGTCGTAGTTCTTTGCCGAGTATAAATCGGTGTCCCATTCTTGTGAAAATCCCCGAATCCACTGGTCTTCATTTGCGCCAGTGTCAGGCTTTGCCACGGTAAACAAGCCAAATTCCGAAGGCATAATCTTCGGTGCTTCAAATATTCCTGTGTAAGCCATGAGTCTTCCTAATCTAAATTCTGTTTTTGTTTTTCTCCGTATCGGAGGCGCCCGCAAGCGAGCGCCTCCTCAACAGATTATCGAATTTTAGTATTCGATTGTGGCAGCCGTTAGGGCGCCAAGTGTGTCGCGTAGAGCTGCTGCAACACCGTTGACGTTGATTGTTGAGGCAACCTTAATACCTTCAACACCAACCTTTGCAACGCCTTCGAAGGTTTCAACGAACATCTTGTAGTCGTTGGTACCGACGAGGGTGGAATCGCGGATGATACCGAGATCCAATGTGCCGCCATCGAGGAACAAGAATGATCCTTCTGCGAAGAGGTACCATGTAACGGTGTTTGGGAAACCGTTCATTGCACCTGCTCCTTGAGCAGATGTAAGATCTTCGATGTGCCAGCAAACGTTTACACCGCGAGCTGCGAGGTATCCCTCGATCTCGCCGTATGCATTGAGCTTGTCATCACCAGGCATGTTGAGTGCGAGATCTGCTGCCATTGCATCCTTGACCCAAGCTGGGGCAATCATGCGAAGTGGAGCGTCCATCTCGAGACGGTGACGGCCGCGGTAAGCGGAAGCCGCACGTCCAACCTGAACAAGGAAGTCACGAG